GAAGGCGCGCCTAGTGTTGTCACATCTGGAGTTTATATGAGAGTAAGATCTAAAGTTTTGTCCGCGGATTATGGTTCAAGTACGTATACAACATACGATAATCTTGGCGTAGTTCAAAGCTCCACTATATTTGATAAGGTCCCTGTTAATGTCTCGATCCTTGAGACCTCTGACATTGTTAACGAAAATTACCATAAGCGTAAAGCTGATGGTGAGATCTTCAATAACCCTTTCAAATCTGAACTTACAGTTGAACAAACGGGTAGTTTTTCTCGTACAGCAACATTCTCAAGTCCTGCTGGCTGGACCAATCAATGGTCAGGTTATGGTATTACGAGACATCTCTATACCAAATCACCCTGGCTTTCGATTACTGGCTATAATACCGCAGTTTTTGATTACACTGATTTTTTACGTCAGTGTCAAAATGAAGCTGTGGCTAGGATCGACAAAACCCCTTATGCGTTCTTGGAAGATGTTCTAGAGGCTCACAAAACCTTGGAGACTTTAAAACACCCCTTAATTGAAGCTAAGAAGATTATGAAGATCTTTGACGCACGTTATTGGGCTCACCGGGATTCTAACCTTGATCATACCCGCGCAATGGCAAAGGCATGGTTATCTGTTAGATTTCAGTTTCGTCCAATATTCATTTCAATTGAGAATGCTCTTGATGCCTACAAAAAAGGTGTCAAACAGCAGCCTAATAGACGTACATCCTACTCAAATTTTGAGAAGTCAAATTTTACCAATGGAACGATTACCTGTTCCTACTCTGGTACTACTTGTACGTTTTTCTATTCTGAAACCTACTCGGTTTCACTTAGAAGCGGTGTGTTATATGACGAGTTACAAACTCGGCCAAATGACTATCGCGATCTATTAGGTTTACGCATTAAAGATGTTCCACGTGGAATCTGGGCAGTCATGCCCTACACGTGGGTTACGGATCGTTTTTACGACATTGGGACTTCGGTCTCTGCTTTAGTCAACCAACTCGATCCCTCTATAACAATACTGGCTCCATGGACTTCGCATCGCGTAGACTTCATACATAAAAAGAAGCTTATGACGACCGCTGTTTCTGGTGTAACGTACTCGCCTCAGGACGGTGATATCTGGTCTAAAAAGATTCATTCCAAATATCGCACGCCTTTTGCGCCTTACCAGTCTTTAATGCCATCCTTAAAAAATGGTGCTGATGACTTATTTCACTCCCTTGATCTAATTAGCCTGCTTCTTGCGAAGCTTAGCTCAAAAAGATCAATACAAACTATAGGTTCATAAAATGGCCTTTAATAATGCAAGTGTGGTTACCACACCTACTTCTATCACTGTTACAGGTGGTACTGCTTTAGCCTTCACTGGCTTAGGCATCCAAAACAATGAGGTTACAGCCGTTGTAGTTACTGATACGGACCTCCGTACCAGGCGCTCTATAACCGGAAAGGTTAAGAACGCACGGCCAAACCCTAATTCTATCGGCGGTTATACGATGCAACGGAATTCCGAACGTATTGTAATACCGAAACTAAAAACAGTTGGTGCTACGCAAGTAGTACAGAATAACTATGTTTACATCGAGATTGGCTATGACGTTGAGACCACTCCAACTGAAAAACAGTTGTTGATGGACCTTGGCGCACAAGCCTTTGTTGATGCCGATTGGTCAGCTTTACTTAAAGACGGAAATCTGTCCTAAGTATAGCCCCCATTGTTTATCTTCTTCAATTCGGAGATTCCTGTGAAAAATGATAAGAAGTGCTCTTTTCAGCCTGATCATGTTGCAAAACGCTTACATCAGTGCCTAATTCGTGACCTCAATCCGCAAGGATTTCACCTTGGGGGTTCAGAGAACACTCCCGAGGTTTTGTATGATCCTTCAGCTTATTTCGCTAATCACCAGTCTACTTGTTTTCTTAAAAAATATAAATCAAGTGACACTAATCAAGAAGAACTTGCGAACAAATGTATCCAGAAGTTTATGGATATTAATGCTAACGCTAGTTCAATCAACCATTCTTTTGCTTACCCTACTTTTGGTAGCGGCGTGCTTCAAGATGACGTTGTCGGCCGAATTTTGGTCGCAGCCCGTTGGTTAATTCATGATTTAGTTGGTGACCTTGATACCCAAGAATGGTTCAAGGCTTGCGACGTATCGTCAGGTACAACACTTGGCCTCAAGTTTGAAAAAACTAACATAGAGGACAAGTTTACATACCCAATTACGTGTACGGATACAGCTAAGGGTGCCCTGGAACTTTTGTTCAGTTGGGATCACCAACTTGATTGTTCGGTTAGAGAAATGAATCGATATTCTGATTCACCTCGCTACCGCATAGTTCCGGGCTCACGTGTAACTACTGTAGACAAAGATGATAGAGCGCGACGTATGATAGCCATCGAGCCAACTGGTAATATGTTTCTCCAGCTTGGCCTTATGACTATCCTCTATAAACGCTTGAAACTCTTTGGTCTGGACCTTTCGTCCTTACCTCAAAAACATGCTGAGCTTGCTTATATCGGTTCAATTACCTCTAAGGTAAGTACAATCGATTTTAGTTCTGCATCAGACAGTGTGACAACTAGCTTAGTTAGTTATTTGTTTCCTCCTGATTGGGTTAAGGCATTCAACATCTGTAGATCACCTGTTACTTCCTGTAACGGTGAAGAACTCTATCTAGATGTTTATGCGACTATGGGAAATGCAACAACGTTTCCTATTGAGACGATCGTATTCTACGCTCTAGCTGTGGCGACTACCGCCTACTATAATGATAACCCCTTGTCCGTCGGACAATTTAAAGGTTATTGTTCAGTATTTGGTGATGACGTCATATTGCCTACAGACGTTGCTGACTTGTTTATTTTAGTCAGCTCTGTTCTAGGCTTTAGCGTAAATCGTGAAAAATCTTTTTTCTCTAGAGAAGGAAGGTTTCGCGAGTCCTGCGGCTCCGATTTTTTGTCGGGTCGTAACGTTCGGCCTTTCTATCTGAAGGCCCCCACCAGCTCTCGCAAGTCCTCATTAGAGCCTTGGCTTTACAGTATTTTTAATGGTACCTTAGAGAAGTACATATCGTACTTCGGGCCCGTAAAAGCACTTTATCAGTCACTGCCTCGAGAGGTCGTTCGTATAGCTGTTGAGAATGGTATAGATCTAAAATTTGTACCTTCACACTACCCCGATGATTCTGGGATTAAAGCTTTTGATCTGTTCGATCGATTAAAAGCCAATATTTTAGACCCGTTAAAGGCTAAGGTAAGCCCAGTCTATTTAGGTCAACATGGAACAGTACGTATCCGATATACGCGGTTTGTTTATTCGCGTAACAAGGGTAATACTGTAGATTTATGTAATAGGTCTGA